ACATAATCCTCAGCGCCATCTTTGAACGTCACATTTTTGAGCGCCTTGATTGTGTGTTTACAGCGTGGATGAACAAAGAGGCGGATGCTGCCCTTGGCAGTTTTGATCATCCAGTTGGTCGCGTTGATCTTGTCTTTGACGGCCCACGGTGCCTTGGGGCTGATGCAGCTGAAGCCAAAACGGCGGATGATGTCGTGATCCGTCCGGCCTGCGGATGATGTCTTGCGGGCAGAGCCTGTCGGGTCTGGGTAGGCAATGATCTGGCGATCGGGGAAGCGATCCTTGAGCATGGCGCACACCTCGTCGGTGTTCGACTGCTTGACGGCTAGCTCATCCCAGATGTGCAGCGTGTCGCCAACCCTGCTGCCCAAGACGCCCGCCATGATGCTGACGTTGAAGTCAGTCCCCCAAAAGATCGGGCCGCCAGTGTCCTTGATGTCTTCCGAGATGTTGTCGTCACTGAAGCCGGGGTAGACCCTGCCGGATAGCGTCTCGAAGCTGGCGAGATACTCCTGGCGGAAGGTGCGCTCATCGAGCGTGTTGCGTGCCGCCTCGATCTCCTCAGCGGAGACGTTGCCACCGTCGATGGTGGTGAACGAAAAGGTGTCCCAGTCGTCCTGGTCCTGGGCCTGTTCCCACAGGTCGTGGAACCAGTTCAGCCCTGCTGGTGTGGTGATGAACCAGGCCGGGCCATTTTGATCCGAGAGGGCCGGGCGCAAGACCATCTCCCAGGCCGTCTGCTTGACGTAAGCCGCCTCATCAACAACCAGAGCAGACAAGCTCACGCCACGCAGGCTGTCTTCATTGTCAGCGCCGCGTAGGGCGATCTCGCTGCCATTGACCAGCTCGATCGACAGGTCTGTCTCGTTCTTTTTGGCAATCATGCTGTCGGGCGTCATGGTCTTGAGTTGACGCCAGGCAATTTGCTTTGCCATCCGGTAGTTGGCGGTGACATACCAGCAGAGGCTGCCGGGCTTCTCCATGGCCCAGCAAATCAGCCGGGTTATGCAGAGGTAGGTCTTGCCAAAGCGCCGCCCAGAGCAGAGCAGCTTGAAACGGTGGTCAGCGTCCCAGACTTGCCGCTGTGGATCCGTCAGGCCGCTGGTGAGACCGTGGACCACCTCCTCTGTGCGGTCATCATCTACAGGCTCAGCAAAGGCCAGCAGGGGCTCTTGTACTGCGAGGCCGTCAAGCAGCATCAGATGTCAAAGCGCAGCAGCTTGGCCTGAGTCTCTAGGGCCTTGATCGCGACTTGCAGATTGTCTTCTTTGCCTGCCTTCTGCTCATATTTAACAAGGCGTGCAATCGCAGCAGCCAACCATTCGGGCCGCTCGATCTCTGAGTCCTGTTGAATCAACTTGCGAGCGCGCTGCATGTAAATGTCTGCAGTGCGTTCAGAGACATCCCACTGCTCCGCCGCGTATTGCAAGATTTCAAAGCGAGAATAGGACTTGATTAACAGGCCATAAACCGTTTGAACCCTTGCGGTCATCTCCGCATTAGTTGACTTTGTTTGAGTCTTCTTTCCCATGCCCTGAGCCTACAGGGAGTCACTGGAAAGATAGCTTAGGGCTGATG